AATATTATGAACAACAAAAGAAAGAATTATTAAATGAACTAAAGATAGTGCAAATATATGAAGAACTAAACAATATCGTAAAAGAGTTTGACCAAAAGAAAGAAGAATTAAAAAAAGTAATTAATGATTATGGTTTTTCGCAAAATGAGAATGAAAGGAAGAAAGTTTACGAAAAAATAGATGAAATTAAAGAGCTTATAAAGACTCAGAACGAAAAAATCGAAATGTTGGCAAAGTCACTTTTACGTGCAAAGAAGGCAAAAAGCTCATGAGTATTATCAAGTATTATTTTTTTTAACTAGCTCTAATATAGAGTTAGATTAGAGGTGAATAAAATGAGGAAGAAAATGTCACTTAAGTATCTAATAGATAGGAATAATACGCGTCTTTTTTTAGCAATCGTAAAAGCAGAAAAAGAGATACAAAAAATTTTGGGGGAAAAAGATGAATAATGATGAAATACTAAATAAAATCAAAGAGAAAAATAAAGGTTTTTATGAATACCTAAGGATGTATGCAGAATCGAAAACTCTTAGAGCATTACATCTATTGCTTTTATATTCAAAACAATACATAAAAATTGATTCTATCGATTATTTCAGACCAATGTTCGAAATTAATGATGATGGCGAAATAATATTAGCTCAGCTAGTTCTGAGCGGGATGCATTATTATCTTAAACTAGATCCAGAAACACTAACAATTCATGTCTACTAAGGTGATCATAATGAAGATTGAAGTTAGAAAGATATCAAGTACTGAATACGAATTAAAGATAGAAGACGTAAAACTAGTTCCAGCAAAAATATCACTTAGATTGTATCAATTGTTAGAACAGAGAACCAAAAATAAGAGCGAATACATAAGAAGAATAATCAGCGAAATACTTTATAGAAATGTAGATTTATCAAATATTAGAATAGATGAAGACAGAAACAAGGTTATAACTTTCAGGATACAGCGTGATATATACAATAAGATGATTAAGTATGCTCAAAGATACGAATCGTTAAACGAATTTATCAATAGAGCAATTTATTGGGCGATGACTAATGATAGTTTATGTCTGTAAAGACTGTGGATATCCTTTGTATAAATTTGAAAAAGTAGGACAAGACTATTATGGAGTGAGAACTCCATCAGAAATAAACTCAATATATAGTGGAAGATGCCCCGCATGCGGTCATTTGTTAGGATCCGTATCTGTAGATGATATTAAAATAACATGGAGGAGGATGAGAAAGTGACATATTCGACCAGATATATAGATTATAGGGTTGTAGAATTTCTAAAGAAAATATCAGAGAAAAAGAACATTCCGCTGAACTGGTGGTTAGAAGAGAGGCTACACAGTCTAGACTTAGAGGAAGCAAAGAAGATAAAGAGGACAAAACATCAATGGTTTGGAAGACTAAAAATTAGTCCTAAAAATTTAGAATTAATTAACAAATTATTATTAGAAGTAAATAAAGATAGGGAAAGATCGACAGCTGTTTATATGAATGATATCTTAGTATATCTAATAGAGAAACACAAAGACGAAATTGAGGAGGAGAAGAAAGAAATAAAAGATGAGAAAAAGAAAGAAAAGAAGGAGGAGGGGGGGATATTTAAATGGTTATAGGTGTTATTGCGGAAAGAGGTGTTAAGACTTGCCTGATGATAATAATAAATTGACACGTAATATATTCGTGTGTACATGCGGATATATGACATATGATCGTATCGCAATGTTAGATCATACTATTCATCATCTCAATGAAAGAATAAAGAAATTAAAAATGCAATTACATCACGCTGAGAAAGTAAAAAACGACATAGAAGAACTCAAGAGATGGCTAGAAAAGCTAGAAAAGGGAGAGAGTCAAATGGCTGGAGGGAATAGTTAAATGGTCTTCATAAAAGGAAAAGAATATAGAAATATATACCTTGATGCTGATACAAAAAAACTACTTGAAGAATTGAGTAAAGAAACTGGAATACCTCAGAACAGATTAATACGGAAGGCTCTCGAATTATATAAGGAGGTAATGTTAAAGCATGAAACTGGAAATAAAGCATGATTCTCAGCTAGAGAATTTAAGCAATAATACGGGAATTAGTAATACTCAGATCGCTAATCTTCTTATTTTAAAAGCTCTGCATAAACATCAATGTAAGTATTATCAACAAAACAAAAAATGTAAACTTTTTGGCGAAATTGAGTTGAACGAATGTGCATTTTGTCCCTTTATTCGTTTATAATCTTTCGTAAGAATTCATCAGTCTCTTTAAATTCTTTTAGCCCTTTATCCGTTATATATATCACCTTCTCATTATCGCTCTCATCTATTTTTATTTTTCCTTCTATTAATAAATCTTTGAGATTAGCATAGAAAGCCCCGTCAGAAGATAATATACCTTTTATCATTAGTTCTCTTTTTAATTCCCCTAGCGGTATTCCAGTTCTTTCGTATGCTAATTTCTTCAAAATCGCATAGCGGATTATTCTCAAGTTTGAACGGATTTTCATGTTCAATCTTTCAAATTTATCGTTTATAAGTTTTACTAACTCTAGTTAAACTCGAAAAATATATATAGGGAGATGAGCGAAAGTAATAATATGGCTTGGGGCGAAATATTTGGTGCAATTCTTTTTTTAATAATAATATATTTAGTAGCAAGTAGAAAGAAAAAGAAGAAGTATTACTAAAAACAGAAAAGTTTTTTAAAACTCTAAACTAGATTTTTTTAGGAGTTTTCATGAGTGAGAATTCTTCTCAAAAAGTTGAAGAGCAAAAGAAGGAGGAAGAAAAGAAAGAAAAGGAAAACAAGGAAGAAAAAAAGGAAGATGATTTAGAAGATGTTTTCACAGAAGATGAACTAGAAAAAGAGGAAGAAGGTAAACAAGTTGTCGTGAAAAATTATTTAGTTTTGCCGAAAAAAAAGGAAAACAAGGAGGAAGAAGAGGAGGAAGAGCAAATCGATAGGGTTACTTTAGTTCTACCGAAGTTAGTTTTAGCTCTGTTTCTGTTCTTGTTGGTGATGCTCATAATTTACTTTATGAGGGGTAACAAATGAGCGAATCAATTCCCGTTAGTCAGGCATGCGATCCGATTTTCTATAGTCCACAACAACCAGATAAACTAAATTTAGGACAAGAAATAGATATTAAAGGTAAGCAAAAGCAAGAAATAATAAAGATTTTATTAGATAACGGCGTAAGTGAAGAGTGCATACGGGAAGCTATTAAGAACTGGTGGAAGCGTAAAGACCCCGCAAAGTACTTATCAGCCGTAAAGCATAAACTAAAACTAAAGGAATCTGCTCAGCAATTGCAAAACGTAGCAGATGAGTTAAAGGTAGAGAAAGAAGAAGAGACTAAAGAAGGAAAAGGAGAAGGAGAGGAAAAAGAGGAAGAAGTAACACCAGAACAGCAAATAGAAGAAGAAAAACCACTAATAAGTATAGTGACTCCTGAATTGGTAGGATTAGCGTATGGAAGTGTCTTAGAGATCGTTATTGCATTTCTCAATATTCGTTACAAAAAGTCAGTAGACCCAACTGATGTATTTCCAGACTGGGAAAACAGAATGAAGATGAGAGGCGAAACAATTTATAAGGCATTAGAAGCTAGCGGATTACTGCAGGAAAGGTATATTCAGATGTTGATTCTCTTTATATCGGTAGGCGGTGGTATCGGCAGTGATATAGTGGAGTTAGCTAGATTCTATCAGAGGTCAGAGAAACAAGAAGAGGAAAAGAAAGAGAAACTTGAAGGGAAGAATGCAGTAGAAAATTCTCTTCAATTACAAGAATTAACAGTTAAGCCTAAGCCAAAGAGTGATAGTTTGCTAGAAGGGGTGTTAGGATGAGTGCAAAGCTAGGCATGCTAGGGAAAATGATAATGAGTCTAGTCGAATCTGCAGTATCTCCAGAGGCAAGACAATTAGCTAAAGATATCGCTAGCGGAAAGAAAGAGCCTAGTCATTTCGAATGTAAAAAACTTAAGGATACGTTTGATGATTTTAGGATACTTGTATCATCAATTGACCCGAATGGAATATTACCAGACCTTTTGTCATTCCAGTATCTGTTAGTAGTCGAATGTGAGGTTAATCAACAATTTAGAGAAATGAAAGTCAGAGAATACTTAGAATTACTTAGAGATGATTTAGATGATCTACAATGAAGACTACGGATATTGTGATTATTATCGGTAGGAAAGGTAGCGGTAAATCTTACTTAATTAAGCATTTATTCTTACAGCAATTTAACAGTTATGTTATAGACGATCATGTGATGGAGAGGACACGTAATGAGTATGCAGATTATGGATATAGGGCAAAATATTTAGCAGAAATTGTAAGTAAACCGAGAGTAAACTACTATGATTATCAGAAAGATGATTCTAGCTTTGAGAAAATATGGAATGCAGTGAAAGCTCATGCGAATAAATGGGGCGATACGCTATTTGTTATTGATGAAGCCCACATACACTTTTCTAAAAAGACTTTGCCCACCGCACAGAGGGAAGTTCTCCATGAGAACCGTCATTATGGAACGGGGATAATATTAGCGTCTCAAAGGATATATGATATTAATCCCATTGGGTACAAACAAGCTGATTATATCATTTGTTTCTATACACGTGAACCGCGTGAGATCGAGTTTATTAGAAAATATATATCAAGTGAAGTAGCTGAAGTGGTCAAAACTCTTAAGCAATACTATTTTGTACTTTTTGACGTGAATAATCAGCGTGTACGTATTCATAAGCCAATTTGAGTCAATTGTACATTTATTCAACTAAGCAGTTGAAGTAAAAATCTCGTATATTTTTGTCTAGTTGAAAAACTTTCTACAATTGGGCTAACTCGGTTGAAGAAGATACGTTATCTTTAAGTAAAACTGTAACTAGAGTCAGTTTTGGGAAAAGAAATGGATTGGAAAGCAGTAGTAGTAGATCTCATAGTAGTTATAATAGGAGTAATAGTAGCTCTATATATAGTAAGAATGTTAAGGCTCTGAGGTGAGAAAGAAGATGCCTAAAATATTTTCGCGTACATTACAACAAACATATCAATACACGCCCGCTCAAAGAATTGTTATAGATATTCCAAGGGTAGCGTTCATTAAGAAGATAAAAGTACTTCTAAGCGGGACTATATCAAACTCTGGAACTAGTGCCGTAACTCTTCCAAGCCAACCATTTCCATATAACTTGGTTCAAAATATTTCAATAACATACAACGGTAGCAAGAACTTGTACAACGTTTCAGGGCAAGGATGGGGAATATACAAATATCAGAAGACTCAAGGTCAGAATCCCGCTCAACCAAGCCCTGGAGCCTCAGTACCCGCGTCAGGCTCAGTATCCGTGGGCGTCCAGTGGGATTTCGATATGTTAGATTTCCCAGCCCCACTTGTTCACACAATTACCTTAACGGTGCAAACACCAGCGAATATTTTACCGTCTGGTACATCAATCACAGCTAACTTTATCGTGACAGTCGAATACGTAGACTATACTCCACAAGAGATTTTACAAAAGTTTGGTAGAATAAAGGCTAACGGACTTCCAGAAGCTGTTGTAATGCCATACGTGATTGAGTTCGCGAAACCAGTGGCTCAAAGTTCTGTGCCAATTAGAGTAGACTACCTTCCCACTGGAGCCGACTTGGTCGAGCAGTTAGTATATGCCATCAATCCAAATTCTGGAATCAATAACAACGATCCAACATATTATGAATTAGAATTAACGAGGGGAACAATAACAGAAATAATATCGAAATCGTGGACAGCTCTCCAGGCAGAAATGCAAGCTGAATACAAAGTAGCACCATACGCCCCCAGTGTCGCCTTAATCGATTATACGAAATATGAAGAATTAGGATTTGATTTGTCATATGCCCCGTCTGACTCTATGGCATGGAAGTTAGCTATAAACAACAGCGATACTGTTTACAGTCTCTTCGTAGGTATCGCATACAATCAAGGCGAATAAGCTATGTATATATTTTTTAAGAAAAAATATCAAGTTAGGAAAAAAAAATAGAAGGAGAGAACAATGGGATGGAACATATTTGGAGGGATAGCTCATGATATTGAAAAGGGACTTAGTACCGCGTATCATGCCACAGAGCGGGGACTTTACGATTTAACAAGGGCGTCAGAGACAGCGGGATATGAAGTGGGAACAGCTATAAGAACAGGGCATTTTATACCTCTGCACCAAGCATACGGAAAAATAGGACGAATACATGAGAATGTCCCACTTTTAGGAAATGTATCAGGCAAACAACTGGCTAGAATTGGGGCATCATACGGAACTCAGGCTCTGCCGTTTGTAGGTACGTTTGGACATCTAGCCAGTCACCCTAAGGAAAATGTGTTTCAGAAGGCTAGCGATATAGCGTTTGGAATAGCAGACGTTATACCGTTTGCGGGTGATGCCATATCCGCATTTAAAAAACCTATAGAAGAGGGGATAAGCGGGGTAGCAGACATTATACAGAGGAATCTTAGATCAATTTCTTCACCTCTAAGAACTGGAAGATTACCTATCCATCTCCCAATTGGAACGCCTATCCATCTCCCAGAACACATAGGGATTTTACAAAGATTACCTATCCATCTCCCAGAACCCAGATTACCTATCCATCTCCCAATTGGAACGCCTATCCATCTCCCAGAACACATAGGGATTTTACAAAGATTACCTATCCATCTCCCAGAACCCAGATTACCTATAACACCTTTACCTATTATTAGACCTATAAGAATTAAAAATTTCTTAAATCCGATATCAAAAGACATCAGATTCGTAGCACCAATTAACAGACTTCCGCGTATCTCTGGTATATTGGACAATGTAGCAAAAACTGTGAGAAACGATCTAAGAGTTGTAGGAATAGCAGTTGATGAAGACCCAGTCCACATACTAGCTCATGACTCTGAAGGAATATTACACAATATCGCAATAACAAAAGAAGGAAGATTATTACATTATGTTGAAGATAGTTTAGGAGGAGTGAAGAAGATAGGAGAAGATGTAATTTCTGGAGGAGAAGATTTATTCAAATCAATCAGAAATGAAGTAGATCACATCATTCCCTTCAGCGTTAAATTATCTAATTTCTTTAAATCAGGGAAACTGTTAGCGGGTTTGGCTGGATTAGGGATAGGATTAAGTGTGGCGGGCGGGCTAACACCTACACCTACATCAACAACTACTACCAGTTCAACTACGCAAAGTACAGGCGGGTATTCTGGAGGTTATTCTGGAGGTTATTCTGGAGGTTATTCTGGAGGTTATTCTGGAGATTATTCT